CAATAAATTATGTACAGACAACCATCAGCACCATTACCGCCGACGGCATTACCGCCACCACCTGAAGCACCTGCGCCGCAAGAACCAGCCGAAGGTGAGTTGCCGGGATCGCCTGAGTTTGGACCGTATCCACCTATACCAAATAGCGAGTTTGCGCCTGGACCACCGCCAGCATTACCGCCTGCGCTGTTTGTAATTGCCTGCCAGAAATAATTTGCGCCGCCTACTACCCCAGAAGGGCCGCCAATAGCGCCACCGCCGGCACCGCCTGCTCCGGGGATGACACCGCTAAGTGAGTAATATGAGGCTCCACCGGAAAGCCCGGAGGTCGATCCGGTTCCATAATAAAGTAGACCACCGCCATCGCCGCCGGTCCCACCTATACTAAACCCGGGTAACCCACCCTTGCCTGCCGGCAGGCTTGGAAAGTTGCTTACAACTCCACCAGGACCATGCGCACCAGAGAGGGAGACAACGTTTCCTGCTGTTCCTTGGAAATCAACATTGCCACCAGTGCCGCCCTGCCCGATTGAAATTGAGAGCGTTTCTCCTGGAGTAACTGGAAGCGCATAGGCGTATGATTGAATGCATTGTCCTGAACCGCCGCCACCGCCACCCGCTCCGAATGACTGTCCGCCGCCACCGCCACCACCCGCGCCGCATCCATACGGATAAACTACATAAACACCTGGGGGCACAGTCCAACTGTAACCTCCAACCGATGTAAATGAGACTACTTTTTGTTTTAATGGTGGAAATGGCCCAATTATATCTGCTTTAGTTGGCGACAACGAAAAAATACAAACGACTGCTGTCAGTAACATCTTTTTCATAGAAACGTTCCTTACTGACTTATTAAGACGTAAGTGTTGCCGGTAGTTGGCCCAGTAACATTGACCGCATCAGTCAAGACAACTCCCCCTGAATTGCAGGAGATAGATTGACCAGAAATAATCTGAATTGAATTGGATAAAGTCGCGCTCCCCAACGTACCAAAATAGAAATACATGGTTTCAGAGGATGTGTTCTGGATCAGACATCCCTTGCGGGTTCCACTTGCTGCAAGTGCAGTTTGGAATGTATTTCCAGTTGCAATCGTTGAATTTGTCGTTGTAGTGGTAGCCGGGGACGGAAGAATCGAACTATCGCTCGATACAGTTACTCTAGGAATCCCGACACCGCTTACGCCGGTTCCTGTAACAACGTTATTCCCACCAAACTGCGTTACATTAACATTTGATGTACCGCCGCCGCCACCACTCCCCGTATCGCAAAGCTTTCCGGTCGTATCCACCGTAAGATAAGCAGGCTTCCCATTCACAATGGTAGTTGGTGTGGTTCCACAGCTGGTAACACCATATACGAATACTTGCGCATTACTTGGACCACTAATCGCGAAAGAAAAAATGACTGCAATAAACGCGAGTAGGTGTTTTTTCATGGTGATGCCAACCCTGCTTGCAGTGCTCTGAACCAGACTGTTCCGGTCCCTGAATTTGTCGTTAGGCGAATAGCAGTGATGGGGGATGTTGAAGATGTTTCAATGCTAGCTGATGCGCCATTGATCACAGCGTCTGTCCAAGGAAGAGGGTAAGACAGACCTGCCCTTAGATTATTAGGGTCATCGTAAGTGTGCTCAACCGTGAAGTTAACTGCACCGCTTCGAAGCTCAACCGAATACCCAAGGCTGAATGGCGTAGCGTTCCAGTTGATGATCTGCCATAGGCTAGAACCAACACCATTAGTACCAATCGTGATTGTTCCCGCCACAGAACCTGTATGAGTAACTTTCGTTACAGTCAGAAAATCAAGATTGGATTGGGCAACGCTCCCGTTTGATCCAGAAAACGTTTCACTGATTGCAGCACCTGACTGATTTGTTCCAGTCACTGTGAACGTGATACCACTATCATTACCTCCAGACGTGATAATGACGCGCCTCTGAACATCCATCGTCGCCACACCATTAGCGACCAAAGAACCATTCAAAAGAATGGCCCCTGCACCAGGCGACTGAGATAGAGAGATGCCGTTAGAAACAGCTGCAACTAAAGTCTGAGAAAAGATAATAGGTTGACCCATAATTATCTTTCCCCATCAACAGAAATATCTGGAAACTTTTTGTGAACAGCAGCTCGTACCCTAGCCTTTAGCTCCGGATATCCATGCTGACTTACCCTCGCAAGAGCATTACGAGCGTGAGAAGCGTCCTCAATCGGATAGCTTCTATCCGGACCAGCAAATTTGCTATCCGGAAGTTCATTACGTTCAGATGATGTAAGTTTAGACATTATCGGCAACTCTCCAGTTGTATCGAGTAAGCTGGCGAGTGCCGATCAATGATTAGCCTAAGTCGGCTGACCAGCTATTAGCTTAGTCCGGCTGACCGTGAGCTTTCTCGTCGGCTTTACCACCTGAATGAGCGCTCGAAAGAGGATGTTTATCAGCACCAACACGGCCACCCATCTTACGACCTGGACGATGAAGGCGATCCATACGATGTTTCGCAATTTTGCCTTCCGGCTCGCCAACATGCTTCTTCTTATGAACCTTGCCGCCGCGCTTGCGCTCATCAGCCTCTTCAAAAACATCCGGATTTCCGTAAACTCTCATACCAACGCGGCCACCATCGTCACGATGATGTTTCTTGTGGCCTTCTTTGTGCTTTTCGTGATGTCTTGCGCGGCTCATATCTTATTCCTTTTCAGATCACCCGGGTCCGTGGGCTCGGTGCGGAATACCGCAATCAAAGAAGCGTTGATGGACGCTCTGTAGAAACAAGAACATAATCAACAAGAAGGGTGTTAAGTGCGGCAGTTCCGTTAGCAACAGCGAGGGTAAGATTAAGGTTCGTCGTTGGCATATTAGTTGTCGCCAACGCTCCTACTTTAGCGTTGTTTAAATAAACCGTAATCGTGCTGTCTCCATTGTAATGGAGGCCAACATTGACATACGCCAAATTTGAAAGTGTCCCGATATTTAAGCTGCTAGTTACAGAAGCCTTGGTAACATTGGCCACAAGTGAGGTGCTCGCTGCGGCCTTCGAAAAGTAAACACCATTAGTAACCGTTAGTGGCGTTGTGGTGGTCTGGATTAAGCCAAGAATCAGGGCAGCATTAGTTGCGCTGTCGACGCTAAATCTTGCCTTTAGCCACCATTTATTCCCTGCAATAAGGCCAAACGTAGCAGCCTTTAATTGAAGTGAGTTTAGATCATTATTAGCCGCAGAGTTGACCATGGACAGAATACCGCCGTCCACAGCTCCCGATGCTAAAATAGAATTTGTTACCACACCAGTGGCAGTGTTCGTCCAATCACCCGCTGTATAGACATCAAAATCATTGAAGTACGTATGGAACACAGTTGGATCTGGCGCCCCATACGACTGCATCACCGTATCCAGTGCAGCGTTGGTGATTCCCGACGGGATATTTGTCGTACTAATGTTGGTCACTTCAAATCTCCAATCGGGAGGCCTTCTTCAGAAGAATCCCAAACTCTTACGAGGTTGGGAATTCACCCCATGCAGCGCGCGGATCGTTAAATCCAAACGAATAACGCTCATACGCCTTCACAAGAAGGTTGTCCGTGATGTTGTCGACCCACATGTCCGACTCATACGGAATACGGAGCATATGAATAAGGCCTTCAATGTTCGTGGTAAGGAACCACGCAAAGGACGAGGTGAGGAAGTCGAGTACAATGAATCCTTCAGGAAGGCCTCCCGACAAGCTCAGAACTGCGTTAACGTCATTCTGTGCCGTACCAGGACGCAATTCAGTCTTACAAAGACGGATCGCAACCTGCTCCAATTGGGTCGGAACAACCAACCTGCGTGCACGAGACAGAATACGCAGACCGCGCTCGTTCACGAACTGATTACGAACTGCCGTCATATCCGCCAGAAGAGAGGACTCGTTCAGAGACTTAGGAACAGCAGATGTATTAGCCCACACACCGCCATCATAAGGATGGGATACCGAGAACAATGGCTGACCATCACCAATCTGTGAAGCATTGTAGACGTTGCCAAGGTTCAAGACGTTAGCACCCTGAATTTCCTTAAACTGCGCGAATGATTCCTGCAGCTTTAGGTTCGTTGGGTTGAACTGCGCCTTGTAAAGATTGTCGTCGATTGCCTTACGGGTAATCGCGTAACCAAGTGCGATTTCAATGTGGACGAAAGCCCACGTGAACCTCTCACCCGCATTGTTATCGAAGTTAGTGGCCGCACCTTCGTTCTTAAGGAACGGAAGACCAACGAAGGCCATCTGGGTTGATCGCTCAACGGCCATGTTCGACTGATGGGTCTTGAAAACCTTATCCCACTGACGCGGGATCATTTCATACGAGCCACGGACGTCAAAAAGTCCCGGCAGGAGTTCGGAGCGAATATTAGCTAATGCTACGGGCATCTATCAATCCTCGTTAATGCTGCGAATTAAGCGACGCCAGTCAGCTGTTTGAATCGCTGATTGTTGAAGGTGACAAACACCCAATTGTAGGTTGCGGTCGTGTCCGATCCGTTGCCTACGCCACCGAAGTTATCGGGCGATCCGAAGAGCCCAACGATCTGGAATGGCAGAGTGTTTGTGGTGGAAATGGTGGACTGATCAAGAGTGAAACCCGAAAGTGCACCACCGAATGTCGATCCAGTACCGGTAGAAAAGCCGATGTTCTGGCCAATCGCAGTTGCCGGAATGTTGGTATTGGTTGCGGCCGCAAGGAAAATGGCGCTTGGGGCTTCAATGATGTAAGCCGTGACATCACCACCAGCAGAACCGGGATAGAACGGAGACCAGGTCGGCGCACCGCCGGTTGCCGGAATCAGCATGCAACCCTGGAAAATGCCGTCTAGGGGAGCAGTAGTGCTCGACGCCTGTGCGACATATTTGGTGGTCGCCACTTTTTGGACGGGGTCACCAAAGTAAATTGCGGTTGTGTTGCTGGAGGCCACAAGACGGGTCGACAGCTGATAATCAACTGCGCCGCCGGGCAAGTACCCAGCATGTTTGAATCCAAATGCGGTTTGAGTATTAGCCATGACTGTCGAACAAGCTCCAAGTTGGAGGCTTCCCCTGACAGGCTCTGTCTGGATGGTGGGCCGGGTTAAATCCGCGCGGCTTCGGCGGTCCTCATCCGGGCTTCCGGATATTCATCAAATGACTTGCGCGCCATTTGGAAAAGAACACTAATTTCTTCTATACACCTAAATTTTATTACTCGTCAAGTGATGTGCTTCAGCCATCCTCTGCACAGCCTTCTTCCAATTATCATCTGGTCCTATGAGGACTTGAAGATCCAGAAATTTATGTTCTGAATCACTTGGCACACAGATCAGGTTCACACTCGGCATAACCGTCGGCCAGATATTGGTCTTATTCCCAAAAGCGTTATTTGGATTGAAATAAGGTCCGATAGACCAATAAGCGGTATATCCTATTTGTTGGAGAACATCCCAAATCTTGGATGAATCCTCTCCGTTATTTTCCACATAAAGAATTGGGTAACACAGCTTAATGGTTTCTGATGCCCCTCGGATTACTTCCGATTCCATACCCTCCACATCAATTTTAATAAGTGATGGTGATAGGTCAGAGCAGAATGAGTCGATGGTGATCGTGTCCACTTCACCATTATGTTCAGGGCAGATGGAGCCTATATTTAGAGACTTAGCCCCAAAGTTAAATTCGGTATCATCAGTTGGGAGTGTTGGGAGAGATCTTCTACCGTTCTTGGCACTAATAGCCTTATTATCCCAAATCACATTGCCTAGTTTGTTGAGATGGATATTGGCCTCAAGGATCCTCTCAAGACGGGGCTGGGCTTCGAATGCGAATACTTTGCCATCCTTTCCGACCATCCTGGAGAATGGAACAGTATGGGTTCCAATATTGGCCCCTACATCGATCACAGTATCGCCGGGCTTAATAAACTTACTCAGAAGGTCTATTTCGAACTCACACCATTCCCCGTAGTTCTCTAATGAACGACCGATGAAAGTATCGTTCGGGTTATAGATGAATAGACCGTGCTTGCAGGCCTTACCCTTCAGAACTGGATTCTCCTTCAAAATAGGGGCTTTTGCCAATTCATCGTTCTGAGACTCCTCTAACTGCTTCTTCTTATCATTCGCCCAAGTCACATAAGTATCGGAGTATTCGTGAGGGCCAACATGTACCATCTTATGGTGAGTGGCCGCCCATACCTTGCCGCCGCATTCAATCCATCGTCGACCGAATGAAATATCCTCGGATACCCGCCCTCTCTCAGGGTCGTTCATGCAACTGAATGCAGTAATGAGCCTGGTCATTCCCTCGTTTTTTAGGAATGTCTGCTCAACAGCATTGTACCGGGTATCGATCAGCTCTGGCATCTTTTCGAGCATAGTGTCGATAGCATCCCGCCTGATCAGGAAGCAACCACACCCAAGCCCCTGAACCTCTAGGAATGGCCCTCTAGTCTCGGGATTGGCCACACCTGATGCGGCCCACTGCCGATCCATAGTCTTCTTAGGGTATATAGCCCCGACCACGGGCTCATTAAACAACAACATGTCCATGACCACATCGGGCATGAAACCCATATCGTCATCGATGAACAATAGATGGGAATACTGTTTCTGTTTATCGTACCAATAGGTAAGAGCGAAGTTCCGAACCCACTCAATATCCGGGCTGGATATTGCTGACACACCCACCTTGATCCCCTTTGCTTCAAGGAAGCTTCGGAGAGCGTGGGTTGTCAGAAATGTCGTTGCTGTGAGTTGGTTCTTATATGTCGGTACAAATATGAAGATAGTTGTCATAGTTCATCATTCGCCGGCTGGTACCCTGACGGAGCAAGGTCTAGGTTCTTGTCAATAGACATCCTCACATCGGCTCCAGTGCCCTTATACTGCCGTCCAACGTCGAACCCTTCTGGGAGTTTACGGGATAGGCGCAGAGCATCCGTTTGATCGCGGAGCTGTTGCTTTGCCTTCCGCTCTTCTTCCCTTAAAGCTTCTTGAGTAAGGGCCTCAGGTCGCTCTTCGAGACGGAGACCTTCAATAACAATCTCGCCAACAGTCCCAGGCTTAGTCCATCGACCCGCATGCCTGTTAGCCGGAACAGGACGCCATCCATTCTCGTAATTTTCGATCTGTGTTCTTGTTACCTCCTCATTTAGTATCGAAACCGGGTTCCATTGGTATGACCATCCATCAGGGATCTCATTGGGGGGAACAAAATATTGATCACCAGTCTGTGTACGACGACGGGTAAGAACCTCTCCATTACGTCCTGTAACAACCATAGCGCCACGACGAGGAGTATGGACAACAGTTTCACGAACAGAATCCCTAGCAGGCTGGCGTGGGGCAGTGCGCATAGGAGCTGGCTCAAACCCAGCTTCAGTCTCGTCTAAATCTACAACCTTCTGTTTCGATGGGCCCGGCGGGCGACCCCTCTTGGCTGGGGCAGATCTCTCTACCGGACTCTCCGCTAACTGCTCTCTCAGTGGCTTCACCATGATATTTTCCTTCTATTTTATATTTTCGTTTTAACAATGAAACATATGTTTTCAGCAGGCTGAGTAAATCAGGCTCAAAGTGTTTCATGTGAAACAATTTATTAACTATGTTCCATTACGCATTTGGATTGTTATAACGTCCATCCTTCGACAATTGCTGTTTACGGCGCGCCATCTCCTGAATTCCAATTGGCTCACCTTTTTTCCATCTGTTCTTTCCAGTTGGGTCGTCATAATTCCAAACTAACGTCCCATCTAGAGAAACATCTCGCTCTGCCGGGGTAAGGCTAACCCTATTACTTTGCCCACTCATACCACCAGATGCAGGGGTTACTGATGCAACAGGAGCACTAGGTCGACGCTGAGATTGAGCTTGTCCATCTTGAGTATTTTCTGATTTTTTCAAGCCCAAATACCTTTCAACATGATCAAAATATTCTTTTGAATCTACCGGAACATCATTTCCAACTGCATCCCAATGGGCAGCAACCATCCTGGCGTTTTTCTTGGGATCGCGAAGATATTCTGTATGTTCCCTTAACCAGGCTTGAGTAGGAGCACTCTTCTCCTGAATAAATTTTTCTATTGGATCTACATATGTTTGGTCTTCAACATGATGAGTTTGGCCCTTCTGTTGAGGGGCATTATCTAAATCTATTTTAGACCTTTCCAGATCCCTTAAGTCATATTGAGCATCGGCAATCCTACTTTGGGATTTTGCCATTGCAGCGCCATCTCCAGCCTCAAAAGCTAATTTATAGTCCCTCTCAGCTGATTCCCTTTCTGCCTTTGCTGCGGCAATTCCCGTAAGGATCGTGGCGCGATTGCTCTCAACCGCTTCCTGCTTACTCTTCTGAACTTCGTGCTCTAGCTTCTGGGACCGCTGAATTGCCTGTTGAGCAACAGTCTCACTAGACGCCACTCGTTGCTGAACTGTGGATAGTGCAGCCTGTTTTTCAGCTAATTGGGATTTTAGAGAGCTAATGAGGTCGTTATCAGTTGATTTATTAACAACCGACGATGCCTCTCCATCCTCTATAATAACTTCGGTTTCACCAGGAATATTACCCAATACTTCTGGATCAATAGTCACAACAATATCTTCATCTACTGGCATATTATTTCCTCTTTAAAATATAGTTATTGGTTTACCAGTAATCACGCGGATCTGCGACCTGCATACGAATATCCACATCTTGGAATAAACGCAGGGTATTACCGTTAAAGAATATTTCCATGCCATCTGATGGGCGAACCAATACCCAATCCCCAACCTTAGGCTTCTGGCCATGGAATTGAGCGATCTTATCGTCCTCAAATGCACCGGGGCCCATGGCCACAACCAATGTAATCTTACCCTGAAACCTATCTTCCTGAATTGTTTGATCTGAAAGATATATGCCTCCAGCCGTCTTTTCCGGCTGGATATAAGTCATACACAGGACCTGACTATGGTAAATAGTATCTTTGAAATCACCCAAAGCCCCTAGATGCCGCTCTGTCTCTGACAGTGTAGACTTCGCGATCTCTCGCATCTTCTCTAATGCATTTGACTTGGCCACTAATATTCTCCTTAACTGGCTTATTGGATATCAATAAACGCATATAAAATCGCCACTTCCCAGTCTTTGGGTGAGTGGAAAATTCAGGCTTTACCCTCCAATGAAGAGAGCCATTCCGCTTCTCTGCATACCGATCAAAAGCAGCCCGCGCACCCTCAGCGCAGGACTCAAGTGAATCGTAAAAAGAGAAAAGGTTTCGATGAATTACGGGATTTTTGAGAGAATGGAAATTTATAAGTTCTTTATACTTCAAACCAGTAGGTGACGAATATTTCCACTCAGATGGCTTGTGACCAGTATATTTTGGCTTGTCACAATGTGAGGCTACCGGAAATCTACTCTCAATATATTTAGTGAGTTTATCTACTTCTGCCTGTACGGCATCCATGGGTGCGTCCCTAATATACTTCCTGTCAGCTTTGACAGTATTAATTTCCTGTTAGCTCATTATCAATTCTTTCACATTCTTGCAATGCTTCTCTTAAACCTGAGATCTGACCAGTACAGAACCTATAATTCTGATCTGTAAGCTGCCCCTGAAGAACAGCAATACTAATATCATTTATTCTATCTTTCAGGAATTTTGCCAACACACGTGGCAGCCGAATATCATCTTCAGCGTACAATCTAACTGGCTCGATATTATTCATCGTATTTTCCCACAAGATATTTTATATTCTAAATATATATTTTATATCTTCGTTTGTATCACAATGGGCTTTGGTGGACTAGAGGATGGCATGGGCTCTTCATAGAGCCTGTCCCTTACGGCAGCTATGGCGTCCTTCCATCCCCTCTTGTATGCGCTCTCTACGAGGCTATCGACCATACCCTTGGTTATGGGGTCATCGGGATCGAAGGAGTTTCTATTCATTCCACTAAATTTCAGGTTTGGTCATTTTCGTCCAAAAGATCGCCCGATCCACCGTTACCTGAATTATCATGAAGCAAATTCTGCTTTAGATTGAATTCTGCGATCTTCATACGGAGGGCCTTTAGCTCTAAAGCTATCTGATCTCTGACGTCGCAAGGGTCAGGTTTGACGATATCGAGTATCTTCATTTGCAAACCTCATCCTTGGTTTCTCGCGGGCCGGGCGCTACTCCGGCTATTTCTGGGGTGAATGGTAGTTTTGTGCTCATTAGTGGGCACACCTCATAGGCCCCGGCTACTTGTTCCCCAAATTTGCTGGGACGACCCATTCTGGCGTTAATTCGCCGTTCTACCACTTTGGTTGCATGTCTGCTTTCCATGCCGCCGCGAGAATTCTGAAACTAGATTGTGTGGAACGATATCCTTGCACGGGAATGTTCCCTTTGGGTTACGAGGCCGCAGGATATCTTTCTGTGATGTATCGATCTCCACACTAACCGATATAAGGCTCATCCTCGTAATTTCGTTTAGACGGCTTCTTCATCGCCTTTAATAACTAGATCACGTAATTTTAGTGTGAGAAATGTAAAGTTATTATCGTTGGTATCTGGATTGCAGATAAAGGCGAGTTCCTTATTCCCAAAGCGGGCGCAAACCATAACCTTATCCCCGGGATCGGGGAGTTTGAGACTCTGCTGCGCCTCGCTCATGGGTTACCTGGCCCCGTCGACTTCCTTAAGTGGCTTGGCATACCTGCTCTTGGCCCTACGGCTTTGGGCGATCCTGGCTTCCCCAGCCATTACACCGGCCTCTAGGTCAGGTCCCATCCCTTTACCGTATCCAGGGGCCTCTACAGGGCCACCACGGGCATACCCTTTCTGGGGTTTGCCTCCGGCCTGGATCTGCATGACACGACCGCCCTTGTCGAAGGTGATGACACGGGGACGGTCTAAATCCTCGGGTTTCTCGTTCTTGCCTTTATCGTGGCTGACTTGGGTTCCAAGGCGACGCCCTTCCTCCCAGGCTGGGCCTGATTTCAGTCGGCCGCCCTTAGCGCGAGGCTCAGATGGCTTCACTGGAGGAGGATTATATCCCTTACCAATACGCTCTAAAGCATCAAATCTACTAGAACCACCAGAAACAGGAACTCGCCCGCCAGATGCCCTCATGGGCATGGGGGGCATACCCGGAGGGCCACCGGCACCTGGGGGAGGTCCACCCAGACCCGCTACGGGTGAAGGCGGGCCGGGGGGGCCGACCATCGGTGGCATCATAGGAGGCACCGCACCACCCTTGTCACCACCGATAATAACATTTACATTAGTAGCGCCCTTTTTGACCCTGCCGCCGCTTTTCCGGGCCACGACCCGGTCAGCACGATGTTTGGCTTTTTTCCCCTCAGGGACCAGACCGTGCTCTTTTATCATTTTCGAAAATAGTTTCCGATCTTTCCGTTCTTCTTGCTGAATGCCCCCACCCGCAGCACGACATTGCTTGGTGATGTGGGAAACGCGCTCACGCTCAACTTTGTGTTGGCGATGATCTGAAAAGGGGTGCCGATCCATAGGGTCAATCCTTGAGTGATTGCCCGGCTCGGGCAGGTTTATATGCTTATTCGCAATATCGCATTAAATTGTACTATGAGCAAGGTGTAGGGTTAATTCCTGGACCGTCACCACAAGCATTAGAAAACCCAAATTCATGGGCAGAAAGATCACCATTTTTAATAAAATTATAATATCGATTCGCCAAATCTAATCTATCGACATAGTCGAGGTGATCGTCCCGGAAGGCAAGTTTTAAACATTCCAGCCGCAATTCAATGTCCGACATTTATTGTACTCCATCCAATTTAGGTTGTTGAGTTTTATGATTTATTCGGTTTTATTCGGATCAGAGTTCACTATCCCACCGGCTTTTCTCTCATTCAACATTTGTTGCCGATGGCCCAATGAAGCATCATGAACCGTTTTAGCTACAGTCAGAGCATGCTGATTCGCTTTCATAGCATTTGACCGACTGGCCTCTTTAGCATCATTAGCGTGGGTAACCAGGGTCTGGGCTAGTTTCACCGTCTGAAGCTCTTTCTGGGCTGACAGTTCCGCTTGCCGATCCTTAGATTCAGTATTCACCTTAATCGCGTCTATTTCCACCTTTTTGGTCTTGGCCTCGGCATCTTTTAGTTTGGCCTGCGCAGCTAACATTTCTGGAGAGGGTCCAGCCGATTGGGGTGGTTGTGGTTGGATACGGATACCGATCGGGTCTTCCTTCATAGAACTTAAAACACGGTCCAGAATTCTAGGAATACTCAAGAATGGCTTAAAATCTGGGTCGTTTTTCAACTCAATAAGAGCAATCGATTTCATCAGCCGGTGCATATGGCTGGGAACATTCGGGTCTGATTTTGGTACCAGGGTGTAAGTATTCAAAGCTTGGAACAATTTTTTCTCGTCCCAGAACTTCCTGTATTTCTTATTTCCCCTCCAAAATGATTCTGGATCTTCCCGGAAGAGATCTGCGATCAGACCTAGCTCTTCACTCTGGGCCATATGCATGCCCTTGTGGGCGGCGGCCATCAGCTTGGTTGCCTGTTCAATATGAGCCAACATCGTCCCTACTGGAACATTCTGGATACCCTCCCCTATCGGGACCTCAATTGCCCCACCCGCCTTTTCAGATTGCTGGGTAATTTTATCTATGAGGGAAAGAAGACCCGGTGTTATGTCCTTATATGGCAAGGACATAATGCTTTCTTGAATAGGCCTGCCCCCCGTTTGAATAGGGGTGAATTCGCCTGGGGCGGGTCTAAGAGTATTGGTTTTCTGCCGCCCTCCGATCTCAGAGAGAAGTCCTCCAGGGAAGTTAGCGTACATACCTGCATCTAGGGTAAGGCGCCACGCTGCCGTCATAGCAGCAGAGGCATTTCCCAAAACATTCAGAAGTCCGGTCCCATAAAAACCAGGCCCCGGAATATATGGGAATTTAACGTACATCTGCTTACGAATGCATTCTTCATCGTCTGGCTTCCAATCCCTCCGGATCGCCAGGATCTTTCTAGAATCCTTTTCAATTGTGACCAGGAACGGCAGTGCGATGCCCTTATCTGCGAATCCTTTAGGGGCATAAGGCTCCCGAGAGAATTCCGGCAAATTCAACTCACATTGAGTTTCATAGAGTGTATATGGCTGGTCTTCTGGCCGGGCAAACTGATTCGGTGAGGTACCTTGTATCCCTGCTATTTTTTGAGCGACCACATCAGGTTGCGGTGCAGTGGCTGGGCCCAATTCTATATCTCGATAAATTTTCTTCATTTGTAGGCGCTTCAAAATAGAAGGCCTCATTAAAATCTGATGGGTAATTCTTTCACAAGATTTTAGATCTTTAGTGGTATCAGATACGATCAAATCCTCAATATCGACACTTTCCGATACAGGACGGCCTAACCTAGGATTTACATATACTTTCTTTATCCCACACCCACCAAATACAGTACCCCAAAGCAACATATGAGAGGTTTCTGGAGTATATTCTGACGCAATAGTCGTCAGATAGAAGTTCATATCCCGCTCAAAAGCATCCGCAAGTTCCTGATTGGCATCCGGCTCATTAGGGTTAAAATCCTCTATTTTACAGGGCCCGTCAGCAGGCAAGAATTCTGATTGGGCATTTGCCCATGATTTCAGGCAGGCTTCTAGCAATAGAGGATTTGTAACCACAGACATGCCATCGGCAGTGGATGCCGAATCACCAACCCCTGACCTTGGTTGCTCTAATTGAAGTCCTAAGAGGCTTAGACCGCGGGCTCTGGTAACTAATGTCTGAGACCTTGAATTGTTATCTGCCGATATCTGTTCCAGAAGATCTTCTGTAATGATGGGTAGGCGCTCCTCCCCAATGTCATCTACAAGATTTTTATAGAAATTCTCTAGATATGTAGAGCCATCTTCTGAATGAGTGTGGGCATCTAGCTCAACTACCACACTCCCATCAGGCAGATCCGTTTCTATGGTGCCAGTTTCTGGATCAATTCTTACAGAATTGTCTTCTGGGCCCTCAATAATGACCTCAATATCTTCGTCTGACAATAATGGATTAACCACAGCAATCTCTCCAATGAGGTTGCTGTAATATCACATTCCACAAAATGTGCGAAGATCTTCTGATCGGTCAATTTCTACCAGGAACCTTAATCGGAGACCGCATAGGCGTTACCACTGAACGTTTTGGGGTGTATTGCGGCTGTGTCACACCTGAGATGATCTTAGCTTTTAGGACATCCAAACCCATATTCATGGCCGGGGCATTGGGACCGGCCATATTCGCCCCGAAATCAGAAGGACCACACGCTACTATCGCAACTGAAGTAACGTTTCCTGCCCTAGCATCCTCCAAAACTTTATTAAGGAGTTCTACGCATGCGAGAGAGGCTGGATTTAAAGTTTCTGACATTTCAGACTTTCTTATTTTGGGATTTACCACCCTAGATGGGGGACCCAATGCGAGAAGGCTATCATAGCAGAAAATATCATCCCGCCAATAAGTACCATAACCGGGGATATTTTGCCTATTTGAGATCTAGTACCATCTGAATATATAATCGCAGTTGAAGCGATCATTGTCATACCAAAGAACATTAAAGCAACAAGAAAGGCGCCCATTATCTATGCTCCATAGGGTTTTGGGAAGCCGAATGTGTTACAAAGTACAAATAATCTCAACGGATCTTAGGTTGCGGATTTATAATCCACTACCTGAATCCTAAGTTCATCAATTTCATCAGCAGCTTTTGCTAAAATCCAGGCTACGTGCATAGGTTCTATAATCAATCCATTTTCGCATTCTTTTACCATATCCCTTAGATGTTTAACTATGTCTGATTCTGTTCGGTTTATATCTATATTTATCATATTCACGTTCCTGGCATATAATTTCTGAGCTTTTTATCGGATTCTGATACTCTTGCAGCTCTTACTTCATCTGCACGAATATCATCATCAAATTCCAATAATCCCAGATCACGAACGTGTTTAACGGCCATTGTACAAGAATCCGTTAAATCATCATATTTTCCATTTGGGAAAATGGCGGCTTCATCTACAACCATTCTACACCATTCTCGTTCCAATGGCGCATAGATCATTTTATTAGCAAAAGTAGCCTGAACAGCTAACGCTCTGGCAACCTTATCGCCCTTCGGATCCTCAAGCTGAACTGCCCAGTTACGGTTTCGGTAACGGGTTTGCAGACTTTGGGAAACACTAATCCCAGAAGCCTTAGCTTCCACAAGTAACCTATCGCATTTCCAGTATCTAAGGGTATGTTCGGTCCATTCTACTAATCCCCATTCCCGCATCTGGCGATCCATAAAATCTTTCTGATTTTCACCGGGGTCAGGACGTAGACG